CGCTTTCGCCCCTGCAAGGTTGGCATCGTACTGCTCGTCCTTCATCAGCTTTCCGCTGCCGTAGCCGCGATACCCGATGCGAACAATGGCGCGGTAGGGAACACTCGCCCAATCGATAGTGCCCTGGTGGTGGGATACATCAATCAGAACTTCCTCACCGCTTGTCTGCGCAGGCTGGTCGCCGTAGGTACCTACCTCATTCGGGCAGCCCGCATACGCCGTCGGGTCAAGTCCCTTGCCGGTTGCAGTGGCACGCACCTCGAAATGGCAGTGCTTGTAGGGCGGGTCTGCCAACGCGGCATTGCCGGTGTTGCCCATAACGGCCAGTGCATCGCCGCTCTTGACTTTCTGCCCAGCCTTGACCAACAGCTTGGCGCAGTGGCAGAAATACAGGTAGTTGACCGCATCCGGCGTCTGGTTTGCGTCCAGCTGGACACAGACGTAATATCCCCACTCCCACGTCGCATTGTTTTTGTCGGTCACAATCCGCGCCCGGGTCACCGTGCCGGAAATGCTCTTGCCCTTGTAGGTTGGCATGTAAATGGTATCATCGTCCAGCGCTTCCAGATCAATGCCGCCATGCCACGTCTTGCCGCCGCCCCGCGTGTAACCAAATCGGGCGTAGTTGTACCGCACCCGAAATCGTCCTTTAAAAATTCCTGTCAAGGTATCACCTCATCATTATTCATCACCAGACGCTCATACTCCCTCAGCAGGGCAGTGCGTCCGGGATGGCCTCTTTATAATCCCACAGCACGAGCATCGCACGCGTCAGCAGGCCGACCTTTACGCTCACGGTCTGGGGCCGCAGATTTTCACGGCCTCTTCGGCGCTGATTGCGCCGCTGTCAACGCGCTCCCAAATCTGTGCCGCAGTGATCTTTTTCATGCGGTACAAAAGCAGCCAAATGCTCATGCTTCGGCACCTCCCGTCATAATGTCCACAATGTCGGCCAGGGCGGTTTCCACCGCATCCATGCGCTGGTTCAGCGTCATGGGCGGCTGTTCTTCCCATGCTTCGGCATAGGTCCACCAGTCGTCCAGGTTGGCGGTGATGCTCTCCACCGTTTCGGCCGCGCGGTCGGTGCCCAGCTGGGCCACCGCAGTGGTGGCCGTCCAGCACGGCCCGCCCTCTTCACCCTCCGGCGCTTCGGTCTTTCCCTGCACCACATCCTTGTGCAGCCGCAGCCAGGCGGTGCCATCAGGCAGCCGTTCCAGCTCCACAGCAGCGGGGGCGTGGTCCAGTGTTTCCGTGTACTTCATCCTGCTTTCACCTCTCTTATCGTCAAAAGGGGCCTGCTGCCCCTCTGGCCCTGCTTACGCGGGCCATTCACCCCGCTTTTTGCCCGATCCAGCAAGCCGCGGCACGCCGTTCCAGCCGGAGGTGCCGGTGCCAGAGCCACCATGCGCGCAGGGCAAACCACAGGCGCCCCCATCGTTGAGGGAGCCGAAGCGCCAGGGCGCACACACACCGGCCCCGCCAGGGGAAAGGAAGGCGGCCTTGACGTAGGTGCTGCTGGAACCGCCGAACTTCGTCGGGATTTGTGCTTCTGCCGCCATTTTGTTCAATGCGCGGATAAAGTTCCAGCTCCACTTGTTCGCGTTCGGCAGGTCAAATTCACCCACCTTCTGGTAGTTGGCGGTGATGCTTCCAGCCAGCTTCTCACTGTCCCGGCAACTGTACACATCATAGTGCCAGTGGTCATCGTCCACCAGGCTGGCCTTCCACAGCGGGTCAAGTTCTTCGCAATAGCTGCCGATCTGCATTTCCATACCGGCAATGCGGTACGGGTATTTGCCGTTGGTCAGGTTACCAATGCAGCCGTCACTATGGCCGGGCAGTGCTTCGGTGGTGCCGTTCGGCCACGGCATGGTGCTTACCAGCATCGTGGTCGTGGTGTCGATGGTGCTTGCCAGGTCCAGGTTTACGGCCGCATACTCGGTATCGTTCACGGTTACGGTCTCAACGCTCAAAATCTTGGCAACATTGAACACATCGTGGTTGTATGCCTGGTTTCGGTCGTTGTTCGTATTGCTTCCGTGTTCACCCAGGCACACGCAGCTGCCCACCAGCAGGTTGGTACCCTGGGCTTTGGTCAGCAGCACACGCTTCACGCCGGTTTCGGCTGCCGCAAGGGTGTACTGGTAGTTGTAGTTGGTGCATCCTTCCAGCTGGCCGCTGTTGCTTAACGTCCAGTGGCGCAGCCGCCAGGCCATCAGGGCAAACTGGGTGTCACAATCGCACCACAGCCCATCGTAGGCGGTCAGCTTCCGGGCCAGCGGTAGCGCCGCGTTGGCGCTGGTCCAGGACATGGGCAGCAGGCCAGCGCCGCTTGTCATGCCGCCCGCGCTGTTTTTACCGCCGTAAAAAGCAGGGTGCCAGGTCAGCAGGCGGTGGGTGCCGTCTGGGGCTACATCGCCCGCCATCGGCACATAGCCGTCGCCTGCGCGCATGTGCCAGCTAGTGTAAAGGTAGCTGCCGTCATCCCATTCCTTCACGGCCAGGGCAGGGGAAAAGCAGTACACCGGCGCGGTCTCGCCGGCCACATCAAAGGCGGCTTCGGTCTCAACGGCCAGCACCTCCATGGTGCCGTCTGCCAGGCTCTTGGCGTTGGCACGCACATACCAGGTCATGGGGTCGTTTTCGGCCCAATCTGCCACGCCCGTGCTGGCATCCGTCACCAGGGGCGCAGCGCTGCGGCCGTCTGCCAGATCATCCAGCGGGGTGCCGCTGGCATCGCCGCTCACGCTCTCGTGGATGTTCCGCACCGTGTAGGTCTTATCGCCCCAGGCGGTGTCCAGCATGGCGGCAAAGCGTTCCAGGCAGCTGTACTTGTTTTCGCTCTGCGTTACGGCAAACGGCCACCACAGTTTAAAGATCTTCTGCGTGTTGGTGCCGTCCAGCATGGCCGTGTACATGCCGTCCAGCGTAGACGCCGGGGTAGATGCCTTGGCTTCTTCGGCACTCTTGGCGGCCGCCTTTTCGCTTTCTTTGGCGGCGCTGGCGCTGCCCGCCGCAGAGCTGGCGCTGTTCGCTGCATTTTTCTCACTGGCCGCAGCTGCAATTTTACTTGCGGCTGCATCTCTGGCACTGGCGCTGGCCGAATCTTTCGCCGCGTTCGCGGTTTCCGCACTGGCGGCAGCACTGTTTTTGGCCGTCCGCGCACTCTCGGCATACGTTTTCGCCGCTGCCTCACTGTTGGCTGCTGCATTCTCGCTCGCCTTTGCCGCTGCTGCCGAAGCGCTTGCTGCCGCTGCTTTCTGCGTTGCAGTGTTTACAGCATTGTCCAGATTTACCGCACTGGCAGCCGCTTCTTTTGCTGACTTTGCCGCAGCCGATGCGGAGCTTTCTGCACCAGCCTGTGCATTTTGTGCGGCATTTTTCGCAGCGGTTGCTTCCGTGCTGGATTGCTGCGCCTGATTTTCCGAATCCCTTGCCGCTTCTGCACTTGCTTTTGCACTTTCGGTGTAAGGTTTGGCCGCTGCCGCTTCCGCCGCTGCCTTGTTAGCGGATTCGGCACTTGCCTGTGCCGCGCTTGCTGCATTTTCTGCTGCCTTCTGTGCGCCCTGTGCCGCCGTGTTTGCTTCTGTGCTGCTGCGCTCTGCGCTCAAAGCGGCGTTCAATACCTGCGCGGCCAAATCCTCACTCGGCGTAAAGGCTGTGTCAGTGCCCACATTTGCATGAGTGATTACCACATAGCCCATTGTTTTTGTAATGCGCTGTACACCGCTGTCAACACCGCAAAATACAATGGTGCCCTTGCCTTCGTAAGTGGTCGCTTCAGGCGGTACATCTACCGTACCATCTGCAGGCACGCGCACTTCTACCGCGTCACCTTCGGGTGGATTAAAAGTTACAACAATGGCCAGCCCATCCCAACTGTCATCTGCCGTCACGTGGATTTTCTCAATGCCATAGCTGTCAAAGGTTCCAAGCTGCAGGGAGCCAGGCTTTACGTTGTACCCCTGCAGCACTACTTCATGCGTCATGCTCCCTCCATCTCTGCCCTTACGGCCTCACGCCATTTCTCCGGCACTTTGTCCAGCGTAATCAGCCCGCGCTTGATGCAGCAGATATAAAACTGTACCATATCATTCACCTCCGGCCAGCATCTGGGCCAGCTCCAAAATGGCCGCCGCGTTGGCGTCCACCTGTTCCTGCAGCGTGGGTTTTTCCCGCTCGGCCAGTTCCTCTGCCGTGTAAGCGTGGTAGAACTGGCAGTCCTCGTACACATCGTAGCCGGAGATGATGTGTTCAAGGCCTTTGGGGTCGTCCTCGGTGACAGTGCCCTGCATCACTTCCCGGCTCTCCGGCACATGCTCGGAAACCCGCCGGGCGGTGTAGAGATAACCGGCTGACAGGTCGGGAGATGTCAGCTCCTCGTTGGTGATTTCATCGTAGATTTTCATTTTGTACCTCGTTATTTGTAGACGTAAATTTCTACAGTAGCAACTTCAATTTTTTACCGCCAGGTGTTCTCGGCGACATTCCCATAAAATCACTCGCTTCCATTAAGTTGTAAGTATAATCAATGTTGCAGATGCTGTAGAATAATAATCCATGTACTGACTGGGGATACTGATGACATCTCCTGCACTTAATTTTTTTTCAAGGTCAAAACCGTTGTTAATAAAAGGACCGAAAATTGTAGCATCGTTGCATTTCAAATAAGCCTTATAGGCGGAATCCCGTGCCTGCACCCAGCCAATAAGCCGATATGTACCCGCTTTTTTAATATGGATTTCAAAAGCGCCATCTGAAGCGGTTGCCAATTTCTCGTTACAGTAAAGTGCCTTAATGCTTGCCGACCCTGTTCCGTATTCATAGATTTGTGCAAGCATTTTCCCTTTTGCGTTCTCACCCGGAATCCTCGGTGCTACTCCCATCAGCAGTACCCCCGCGCAGCACATGCCGCAGATTTATTACAATGTTTCATGCTAAACCTCCATCAGCTTTGAATGACCCACCGTGCCCGGATTTCGGCAGTGGGCTTTTTTTTCACCTTAACCAGCACCGAATTGTACGCCGTGACCGTCACGCCGTCGTTGATAATGTCCTGCACTTCATTCAGCACATCATCGGTAGCGGGCACCCCGGTCTTGTCGTAGCCGATGCCGGACAAAAACTCGCTGGCAGCCGTCACCACCGGCGCATGGCTGTTCGCGCAGGTCAGCGTAGCCGTCTGCTGGTACAGTAGGTCTTTGGCCTGGTCGGCGCTGCTGCAAGCCGTCCACCCGTTCAGCGTAAGCCTGGCGTAGTAGATGTTGGAGACCTTGTCGATTGCCTTGAAAATATCGGTCTGCCGCCCCTGCGGGTCGTAGGTCGATCGCATCATCGTAGCCGTTCCAGCATGCAGCTGATCCAGCTCGGTTTTAATTTGGGTAAGAAAAGCAGCAAATTGTTCTTGCATTACCTTGGTATCAACGCTTACCCAGTCAGTCACAAGCCCGCATACTGTGCTGTCAAGTCGTTCATCGGTAATATTGGCCGACGTGATTTTGCTTGCTGCCGCGGGAATTGCAATCTGTGCAAGCGAAATCTGCCGCAACAGACTATTGTTTGTCAGTGCCGGTGCAACAGGTGTAGAAGCCGCCGTACCTTTCAGCACTTCAATGCGCGGTTTTGCTGCATAGTCTACTGTGTCCCAACTCACAACAACACGGTCAATACGCGGCGATACAGCATTCGCCAGCGGGATTGTCAGCTGTAACTCGCTGCCGGTCTGTTCTTTGGTATCATTCCAAAAAACCGTACCGTCTGCTTTGTCGTTCGCAAGCCAACCAACACCATCCGATACCCTTACCGTCATATTGCCGTTTGCAGTAACACTTAAATTGCCATCCGCGCCAAAAACGCCGCTTGTACGCCCGTGCAGCCACTTCATGACATTTTGTGCCCCGATGTATTCGTCAACATTATTCGGGAAATTTTTAATTTCTGCCACTGTCTCACCTCAACACTGTTAAAATCGGGTCGCCAATAACCAGCTTGACGCTCGACCCGTTTGCATCCTGTGAATACTTTGCCGCCGTTATTCTTGCCTTGTACTTTACACCCAGCCGCAAAGAAACGCACCAAACCAAATCTCCGACATTATATGCCGTGCCCAGTTCATCGCCGTCCGCGTCAATGTCAAATCCGTTTCGGTTCAAATGGCTACCTAGCTGCAACGCTGCATACTGCTTAACGCGCGTCTGAAACGCAGCGTTTGTCTCGCCATCTTGCTGTGCGTCTCCGCTGAACCTCGCCCATAGTTCGCGCCGTTCCGCATCGATGGCCGTGCCAGCCTGCACCACAAACTTTGTACCGTCTTTGTACTGCGCTTCACAGTAGCACACATTTTTGTATTCAGAAATATCCTTGTCAACTACTAGCCCGGGCGCAGTTCCGCGTTCCTGCACAAACAGGACCGCGTTTAATCCCTCTGTGCGGTCAACGCCCTTATACAATTCAAACGTTTCCGTTTTGGCTCTGTAGTCCAAAACCATCCGGTTCCCAATCTCGGCATCTGTCAAAATCGGCTGTATGCAGTTTAACAGTTCATCCCCGTACACCTCTGTTGCTTTCACGGTTTCTGTCAAGCCTTTTTTCTTCGCCAGCAGTACAGGCAGCCCGCGCAGGTTGGCAGTAATAACGCTGTATACATCTGTTTCCACGTTGGCAATGTTGGCAGTTGCCGCAATAACACGCCGGTTCAGTTTGTTGTTCAGGCTGTAACCGTTCAACGTGATTTCGCTGTTATCGCAATCGAACTGTATTTCTTCCACCGTATACGCAAGTCTTCGCTCTACAATGTACAAAACAGCATCCAGTTCCACTATCCCGATGTTGTACTCATCCATCGGCAAAACTACCGTAAATTTTCCCACATCGTTATAGTAGTCGCTGAATTCGCTGCTGATCGCGTGCGTGATTTCGTGTCGGTTACTAAGGTCAGGGGAGAACAGCTCTAATCTCATATTACCGTTACACCCGCACTTTCTTCCGCAAACGAAACACTCATCTCAACGTTTTCAAGCCCACTGTCCGCAGTAGGCTTCCACGCATTATCGCCCGTATGAATTCTGTACAGTGTACTTTCAAGCGTAAGTGCACCCCGGCAGTCACCGTCCTTAGAGCTTGTGACCGTTGTTTTCCCGTGCGATGTCTTGATAACGACACGCTCATCTTCCACAAGCGTTTTTTCCAGCCGCAGCACTTCACCTGTCAGCATGTTTTCAATGCCTACGTTTGTTGCCGTCTCGCCAACGCAATTGATTTCCAGAATAAACGGAACATCAAACTGCCCGAAATTCTGCAAAACAATGTATTTCAGCACAATGACTTTGCCGAAATAATACGTTTTGCTGATATTCCATGGGAATTTAAAACCTTTTTGCACGCCGCGCAGCTGCATTGCCTTTCGTTCGCCGCTTTCCCAATACGGGTAGGGGGCAAGTAGACCAAGCTGAAACGGTGCACCGTGTTTTGATGCGCCAATGGTAGGCGATGCCGTTACAATAACATCTATGTGCCAGTCTCCGGCATATAACACCCCAGTCAGGTCAGGCCGTACAACGGTCATAAGCGCGTCTTTCAGCGCTTGCGCGTCATTGCCTATAACTCTGCCATTGATGGTAATAGGACGCGTCTGAATGGCCTTGGATTGCACCGTAGCGCCTACTTGACCGATGCCCTGCGCCGTGTTGGCAGTGACCGAAATTGTATCAATGCCATCCGGCTTGCTTATAAGATAACCATGCTCATAGTCAAACACGATAGACTGCCCCAGCGAGTTGACGTATTTAAAAGTCTTGCTTAAAAAACTCATATCGCCCACCTCGCCCGCTGAAAATACGCTGCTGTACTTGCTGCCAGTTCAACCGGCGTCTGCTTTGCCGCGTAAATATTTTGCGTCAGGTTAAAGCCGTTGCTGCTGCCCTTACCGCGTCTGTAGTTGTCCGCTTCATCGGCTGTCAGCACCATCTCACCGCGATGCAGATTTGCAACGTAGTTGTTATAGGGGACATAATCCATGCCGCCTGCATGGCTGCCATTAACGCCCGTGTTGTTTTTTACATCACTTGCATTGATGACAAAAATGCTCTTGATGCCATCCCACAAGCCCTGCACGAAGCTGACAAGACCGCCCCAAACAGCCGCAATGCCACCCTTGATGCCCTCTACAACGTTTTGACCGACCGTTGAGAAAAAGTCAAACGCACCTTCAAAGATGCCCTGAATCGACTCCCACGCGCCCTGAAAGTCACCAGACAACACAGCGTCAATCGTAGAGAACACGCCGGTAATCAAATTAAACACAGTCTGGAAAAAGCTTACCGCAACATTCCAGATGCTTTGAATGATGATCCACGCGCCCTGGAAGAATCCGCTGATAATCGGTGCAAACGGCGCAAAGATAACCACAATTGCCTGGAAGATAGCCTGAAAGAATGCACTTGCCCATGCCCATACAGTCTGTACAAGGCTCCATGCAGCGCTGAACGCTTCACCGATGCTCTGTATGACCGGGGTCAAATCTGTAATGACCTGCGTAACAACCTGCCCGATAACCTGCATAGCCGCTTCAACATAAGGCTGTACAAATGCCACGACTTCCTGAATCTTGGCAGAAATCGCATCCAATGCTGCATTAACGCCGTTTCTGAAATTTTCATTTGTAGCGTATAGCGTAGCAAATCCTGCAACCAGCGCCGCGATAGCGGCAACTACAATAGCAATAGGGCCGCCAATAGAAGCGATAAGCCCGCCTGCCTTGCTGATTGCCACAGCCATTTCGCCAAAGTCTTTTAACTTGTCGGCAATTTTAATCATGCCATAAAGCCCGGTTGCCGCGCTTACAATGGCAGCAATAGCGGGGGCAATCTTTGCCAGCGTGTCAAGCATGTTTTTGCCTTTTTCGATAAGGTCGTCAATGTTGACATTCTGTACAATTTCCGTAACCTTATCAACGGCTTTTGTCAGCGGTTCCTGGAATTTTTTGTATACCGCAATACCCACTTCTTCAGCCGCAGAGCTTAATTCTTTTAAAGCGCCTGCAAGGTTGTCGTTATTGATTTTTGCCGCATCCGCTGCCGTGCCGTTGGCATTGCGTAGTTCTTCTTCATATTGGGCAACTTTGTCAACGCCTTCATTCAAAATCAGGTTGACGCCCTTCAAAGAATCAGCCGTAAATACAGAGCTTAACGCCGTAGCACGCTGTGCATCGCCCATGCCGTCTGTAGCAGTGGCAACTTCAGTCAAAATATCCGTCATGTCGCGGAAATTGCCGTTTGAATCCTGCACCGCAATGCTGGTGTTGCCAATCGTGATTGCGCCGTTTTTCATTTTGGCGGTCAGGTCGCGCATCATAGCGGCCAGCTGCGTGCCTGCAAGGCTGCCCTTCGTGCCCTGGTTCGCCATAGCTTCCAGCAGCGCGGTGGTGGTTTCAAAGTCCTGCCCGGACGCATTCATGTTCGCCGCGCAGTTTTGAAACGCCTGCCCCAATTGGTCAACTGTCGTGTTTGCGTTATTCTGTGCATAAGCCAGAACGTCTGCAAAATATGCAGATTGGTCAGCTTCAATGCCAAACGCCGACATGTAATCCGTTACCATGTCAGATGCCTGCGCCAAATCCATGCTGGCCGCAGCCGCAAGGTTCAGCACGCCGGGCAGCGCAGAGGTTGCTTGCTCTACATCCCACCCGGCCAAAGCCATATATTTCAGCGCGTCAGCAGATTCGCTTGCGCTGTACTGCGTGGTTTTGCCGTATTCGCGGGCAGTATCTTCCAGCTTCTTGTATTCGTCTGACATCTTGTCAGTAATACCAAAAATAGCCTGCGTTTGCGACATGGCAGATTCAAAGCCAGAGCCTACTTTTATTGCAAAACCAGCGGCAGCAGTACCGGCGCCCGCCAGCGCTGTGCCGATCTTCATAACTGTACCGGCAACTTTTTCAAAGCCTTTTGCATAAGACCCGCTGACAAACGCTTGCGATTCGGCCTTTGTTCTTTTCAGCGCCTTTTCATATTCGCTGGAATCCAGCGTGATTTTTGCAAAAAGGTCAAATACGTCCACTTACTCGCTCACCTACTGCCGTTCTTTTGTTTTTAATCCATGCCGCGCCGCAAAATCTTTGAAATCCGCCTGCACCTGTTCTGGTGTCCGCGTATCCACTTTGGGCGGGTGGATAATGTCAATATATCTCGCTGGCCTGTCCGTTACGCCTGTCACAGCTACAACAAGGCTCCACGCACTGTCTGTCATGTATACCTTGTACATCTGTTCTTCAAAATCAGCTTTCAAAGCGTAAGGCAGCGCCGACACAAGCGCCTTTGCGCTCAGTTTCGGCATTTTCAGCAGTACAGGGATTACTTGTTCTGCCCGCCACCGAGATACGATTTGAAAAAATCAGCAAAGCCCTTATCGTTCACCAGGACGTAAACTTGCTTGCAGGTGATAAGGAAATTCTGTTCGCCGATTTCTTCTACCGTCAGGCCGTTGAACGGTGCAAGAATTGCGTATACATCCTCGCGGTGCTGCTTTAACGCAATGTTCAGCAGCTTAACGATTTTCGCAAGGCCGAAACGCTGCATTGCAATGCGGGTCGTTTCGCCCTTCGGCATCGCTTTCTGCATCTCTTTCACAAGCGCTTCATCATCAATCAAGTTTGTGATGGGCTGCGCGATCTGCAATACAACTTCCAGTGCTTCATCGGTGCTAAGTTCAGAAAAAATCCGCATCAGGCTTCATCCTCTCCGGCCTTGATATACACCTCGCACGGCACAGTGTCCTGCGCGGTAATGGAGTAGTGCGCCGTGTATTCGAAGCTCATCTGGCCTTTTTTCTTGTCGCCGGTCTGCAAGCTGAAACCGCCGGTGGACAGCGTATTCAGCATGTGAATGGCACAGAAACCGCCACTCGTAGTGCCGTGCTTGTCCGAATAGTCGCACAGCAGCCACAAATCGGTAAAGTCGCTGTCTTTCAGGTCGTTGCGCGGCGTGATTTTGGAAACCTTGGAAGTGGTCGTAACATCCGCAGCGCCAAGCATGCTCTTGGCATTCTCTGCCGATGCCGAAACATAAGTGCCGCTGCACTTGACTTCCCATGATTCAATCTGCTTCAGCTCTTTCATGTTCTTGGGGCAGTTGTCGATATCCTCGCCGAAGTCGGTAAAGCTCGGCACAGCCGTAAAGTTGATGCCGCCGGTCGTAGCGCCCAGCAGCGCACTTTCTTCCGGCACCGTACCGGCAGCCGGGTCAAACGTAGTTGCAAGATAACCCGCGTTCAAGACCAGTTCTTTAAACGCAGATTCGGGAATACGAGTAAATTTCATGCTTTCACCTCAATTTAGGCATAAAAATTCGGCGGTAACGTTGATGTACCGCCGTTTTAGGTTTTTGTCTGTGTCATCTGCCAGCGATTGGCAGAACGGGGAGCCGCGTTTTAACCAAATCAAGCCGCCATCTACCGGCAGCGTCACGCCGCCAATGCCCAGTGCGTCCGAAAGCTCAAGCGCCTTTGCATTTGGCACCGCTTCTCTCGTGGTATGGAACCACATGTTGACCGTCAGCGATACCGCCCCGCCGCCCCATGCGTCAAACACGGCATCATAGGTCAAGTAGGGGAGTACAGCGTCATCCGGCACGGCGTTGCTGGCGTATGCGGTCATAAACTGCCCGAAAAACTGCTGTAATGCAGCGCCCTTTGTCATGTCGGCAATCCCTCCCGTAATCGTTCAGCCGTAAAACTTTTTAGGTTTTGCAGCATCGGGGAAGCGCTTGCCGGGGCTCGCTTTTCTTCCGGGCGGCTCGTGACCCGGAAATATGCCCCGGTCGTCACGTCCTTGTACACGCTGCCGTACTCGATGGGCACATCTTTCCGCACAATGCCGGTATACACGCTGGTCACACCCTGCGCTTCGGCCTGCCGTGCTTCAAGGCTGCTGTCAAATGCGACGTAATTTGAAAACTCTGCGCCCTCGCGCCACTCGGTAGAATAGCCGCCCTCGCCGTCAGGCTTTGTCAGTTTGTCCATAATGATGCAGCTGCGCGAAAAATCATCTAAAAGGCTCATAGCTTTCTCCATTTGTTTAGACGGGACGCAAACACGCCCTGCCAGCCCGTCACAGAGCCGCCAGAATTGCCGTTCGCGCTCGATTTGGTGTAACTATATCCCGCAAAGCTCTCACTTTGAAAAGGGCTGTTTGCGGCGTTCTCGTACTGGTCGCGCCAGCTTTTGATTTCTTCGGAAAGCTTTATAAATGCAGGCGGAACACTTAAAGCCCAAATAGCTCCCTCAAATGTTTCGTCCTGCAGATAAACGTTGCCATACTCGTAAACGCCGTCGTTGAAAACGCTGCCAACGATGCGGAAATATTGCCCATAAACAAGAAAAGGCAGCGCAATGCTGCCTTCCTTGACGGTAAAAGTGCCCAGATGTACGCCATTCGGCGCAACAAACCAGTTTCTACACTCTCGCATCAATTCTTCAAGCATTTCGCTGCCTCCTTATTACTTTTTGAACTTTGCCAGCACGACTTTGGCTTCATTGGTCAGCGCCGCAACGTAAAACTCGTCAGCGGTGATCTCGGTGGAGCGGTTACGCGGCTTGCGCTCGGTCTCCACGTTGATATTGCGCTTGCGGTAGATGGTCAGGGCGGGCACATCGTCCTCAGTCTCGCTGTCCTCGTTCAGCTTGACGATGGGGCAAGCGTAATAGGCGGTAGCAGCAGCCTTGACCTTATCGCCGACAATCAAAGCAGCAGCGCAATGCGGCTGGATGGTCGCCAGATGCTTTTCGGTGGAGGTTTCGGCGGTAGTATCAGCGACAATCTCAATGGTGCCGGTGCTGTTGTCCTTCTCATACTCGATAGAAGGAACCTTGCGGGATGCTACAACGCGGGTGTTGGCAATCTTGCCGATTTCGCCGGTGACAGCAACGCCAGCCTGATACTTGTCAGCGCTGATAAAGTCCGCATCCTTGCGCAGGGTAGCCATCTGCTTGGGGTTGATGAACATGACCTTGTCGCTGTTGATCTCCTCGTTGAACACGTCGATAGCGTCCACAACGCCGCTGTATTTGATAGCGGCGGCAGTGCCGTCATACACCAGCGTAGCGCCCTGCAGGGCTTCCATGCAGTCATTGTCGATTTTAGCAGCGATAGACAGCGCCAGCTGCGCATTGGCTTCGCCAACAGGGTTGCCGTAGCCGGACAGCACAGCTTCATCGGTCAGGCCGACGCCCTTCATGGCCTTTTTGATCTTGTACTTCTTGTCCTTGGTGCTCATCTTGTCGATGTCAACATCAACGCCCTCTGCAACGTCCTCCGCGTCACCAATGTAACCGTAAGACGGCACAGTAATGGTATCGCCGGGCACGCCAGCAAGGGTGTCATCCATTTTTGCAAAAGGTGCCACGCGGATTTTGTCAGGGATTTTAGCCGAAATCATATCTGCCATGACTTCCGGGTCAATCAGGTCTGCAAGCTTGGTCAAAATAGTATCTGCCATGTGTTAATCTCCTTTGCTGTTTGCAAGCTCGGAATACTGCTCCGGGCTTTCTTTCTTGAGTTTCAGTCGTTCGGCATAGCCCATCTTTTTAAAGGCTTCTGCCGTAATACCACTGCCGTCATTGTTGGCGGGCGGGTTCGGTGTGGGTGCGCCTTTGGTGCTGGTAGTAACGATGTAGTCGCTGTAAGATTCTTTTAGGCTGGTTTCCAGCTTGTCATAATCCTTGATAGCCCCTTTTTCGTCCAATTCCAGCTTGTCCAGCAGGCCATCGCCTTTGCAAAGCCGGGCAACAGACTGCAAGCGTTTGTCGGCAATGCCGACTTTTTTCAGTGCGGTCTCCAATGCCTTTTCTTTGGCAGCGGTAGTCTTTTCGGCGGCCACGCTTGTTTTGTAATTCTCAAAAGCCTTGTGCTCGGATTCATACTTTTCCTTGTAACCGTCATCGCCCTTTCCTTTCAGGTCGTCCAGTTCCTTTTGAACGCCGGGAAGTTTTTCCGCATCGGCTTTATAGCGGTCAACGTCCGCTTTCAAACCGTTTACGGTGTCAGTGTGGGCTTCAATAATGGTGTCCTGCTGCTCTTCGGTCAGCCCCATGCCTTTAAGCAGCTTGCGGGTAATTGCCATGTTGTTTTGCTCCTTTTCTTCGGTGCCAGTTCTTCGGCATTAGCATTTATTCAAAACAGCAGTTCTTCGCTGTTTTTGCGGATAAAAATAGCACCTGCCGCAAGTGCAGTAGATGCTAATAAAAAGAGCCGAGAGGCTTATTTGCCTTTCAGCTCTGCTTCGATGATTCTTTTGTACTGTTCGCCGTGCTCGGCAACGGCAGGCTTGATAAAAGGCTTTGCCCGTTGGCCGTGCGTCAAATGCCAATCGCCTTTTGCATCTTGGTACACCCACGGCGTTTGTCTGCCGCCCGGATAGTAAATACCAGTACCGCACTCAACATACACGCCGTATTCGCTGTTTGTGCCCACGTAGGCAGCCCGTTCGCCGTTGTCTTCTACTGTATGAGTAATGCTGTTGCGTAGGTTGCCTGTGTCCACGGGGCACAGCTTTTTAGCGTACCCCTCTGCCACAAGCCCGCATTTTTCAAGCCCGCGTGCAAGGGCAGCGTCAAGGGCTGAAAGCACCTCGTCGCTGTGGTCGTCAAAGATGATTTTCATTTTTCAATCTTTCCAGTGTTCTGCGCAGCTCCTTTCTTCCAGCTTTCCCACTGCGCATAGGTCATATCTGATACAAGTATGCTCTTTCCCGTTTCCGGGTCGCGTGCACGGCGCAGCGGGTTCGGGATTTTTGGCACATCGTCAAGCGCTGCAATTAGAGTACATCGGCAGTTATACACCAAATAGCCCGGTGCGCTTGCATCGCCGGGAAACATAATCTCATAGCCGTCTACTTTAAACGGCTTGTCATTGTCAACTGTCTGACCGTCCAGCATCGCATGCGCGTGTCTGGTGCGATTATCCAGCGTTGCAAGCCATTGTTTCCGCACGTGTATGCCCATCTTCTCGGCTGCTGTGTATGCGTCCATTCTTCCGGCGTTCTGCGCCCCTGTGACCGCCGTTCGCACCGTTCTTACAGCGCTTGTTCGGTTCATATCGCGGATGCTTTTTTGCAAGTCATCTGCCAGCCTGTAAATGCTCTTGCCCTGCAAGATGCCGCTTGTCACGTTGGCAGTAATCTGCTGTTTGCCATACGCAAGATCTATACCGCGCTTCAGCGCCCTGTCTTTTGGATAATAGGGCATCAAATCCGGCTGTTCCATCGCCAGCCGCTTGACTGTCTGCTCATCAAACAGCGTAAAGTCCGCGCTGCTGCTGACTTGCTCAATGGTATACGCACTATAATTGCGGTTGAGCGTATAAATGCCAGGTGTGGCATCGTTTATATATGCTATTGCAACCTCGTTGGCGTTTGTATACCGTTCTGCCACTTTGTCGCGGAGTGCTATAAAGCGATTTCCGCGTCCAATCTGTGTAAGCCGCCATTGCTTGTATTGCTGCTCTGAAACCGTTCCGTTTTTGACCTTTTCCAGCATATCAGCATCGCGCTTCTCGAATTGCTTGAAATACGCGGTAATGGTTTCGCTCAACTCATCGGCAGCTTGCTTATATATCTTGGCGATGCGCTGTTCCAGCTTGGCAAGCTGCGCATCTGTCATTTTGTGAGCGTAATCAGGTCTCGCCATTGCCGTTCAGTCCTTCTCCCGGCTGGTTCTGCGGTTCGTTAGGCTGCGGATTGTTAATCGTGCGGTCAAGCTCCTCTGCCGCCTTTCGCTTCATCAATTCATCGTACTGGTCTGCATCGCCGTTAATGGTCAGAAGTTTTCTGGTTGTGTACTCAGCGTCGTAGTATTCTGCGCCGAGAAGCACGGTCTGCGCCTCTTCCTGCTTATTGATAATCTGGTTGCGCGTGTAAGTTGGTTCATCATCAAGCCCAGCAATTGCCAGAATGCCCTTGATGCAGCGCGAGACCCAGCTCTCAAATTTGTCTGTTTTCAAATCTAGCGGAACATAGCTTGCCTTAATAGCTGTTGCCGTCTGGTTTCCAGCGCTTACGGCAGATGCGTCAAACGCCTGGAAATCCGTGTACAGCTTTTTGGTCAGCATGTCAATGGTGGCTTGCGTGCCCTGAAACGGCGCTTCAATACTTTGCGGTGTTGCTTTCGCTCCTTCGTCACCATCTGCATGGGCAACGTGGGTAGTTTTAAGCCGCTCCACAAACTTTGCATCGTCAATTTCATCCATGCCGCCGCAGTTCGTCAATACCCAATAGATAAGATTGCCCTCATCTACATTGTTTACCATGTTGCTGCTGGCAAGGTCGAGCGCGTCAACGGTGTTTTTCCTGCCGCAAAGTTCGCTTCTTGCTTGTTCACCGTTTTTCAGCGGGATAATGGGAAATCCGGGATAATTCTCGCCGTCATAAATCTCTGTGCCGTCAATCTCCGAGTACCGCACTTTCAGCTTGTACGGCAGTTTCCCGTTCAAACTGCGCACTTCACCGTTGCGCGGCTTGATGTAGTTAGTGTAACCGTCCATCTCGTACAGAGTTGCCCGCAGCGGCTTGTCCGGGTCAATCTGCCAGAACCGGATTCCGGCTTTCAGTGCGCCGTCCTCTTCATCGTATAGCGGCACAAACTGCTCCGGCGAAAATACCTGTATATGGTCAAGATTCCAGAATACGAAAGACTGCCCACCAATCAACGCATGGCGGGCAGCATCCATAATATTTTCATCAAACGTAGCGCCAAGTGCCTTTTTTGTGGCCTCACTGTTAAACGCAACGCCGTTGCCCAGCAGGTAAGAAACTTCCTGATCTACAACAAATCCAAAAAACTTGCTGGCAATCTTGTGGTTTGCTGTGTACATATCGGGATGCGCTTTTCCCTCAAGGTCGTACACCATTTTTTCGTAGCGGTTGATTGTGGGATTTTCGCCCCAATAGTACAGCTTTGCATCCAGCATGTCCCGCGTCTTTTTCTGGCCTTTAAAATCGTTGATGGTGTCAAACACAAACCCCATGCGGGAACGTTCATCTTCACCGACCGCCACAAAGTCTTGATATGTTCTGATTTTCCCTCACCGCCTATCTGTAAATGCTTTGATACTTCATTGCCGTATTGTCTCCGGCTTTGTTCGCTGTGCTTTCCATCGCATACCGCACCGCGTCGATGTGGTGGTTGTTGATGTCGGGATAGCCCTCTAAGACTTCGCCTGTCTTGGCGTCGCGCTCGTATTCGTATTCACTGAATTCCTTTGCTGTGTCCGGGCAACGTTCCGGGTCTATCACGATTGCTTCCAGCATTTGCAGCCACTTTGTGCCATAGCGAACAGACTTCGGCCCTTTACGGGCAGGAAATGTTTTCACGCCGTACTTGTTGTAGTCCGCAATGGATTTTGGCTCGGCGCTATCTGCGCAAACTTTGTCCTCGCGCGTCAGCCCTCTATCCAAAAGCAACTGCGCCGTGTCTCTGTTGCTGGTTCTGCGCCGTGTCATTTCATCAAAGATGTACAGTGTTCGCCGTGCCGCGTCATAGTGCATAGCATTGTATGCCCACGGGTCAGGGTACCAGCCCCAGTCCACGCCGCGCTTAATGCGGTCAAAGCTGGCAATCTGTTCATCGGTGATTTTCTCAATGCGCAGATTCTCAAATACTGCCGTGCCGCTGCCGACAACCTCGCCAAGATACTCATGCCGGTATGCTGTTTCGTTTGTGCGCTCCAAGTATTCAGCATCGGCCAGGAATCGCTCTCCGAGCCATTCTGCGGGCGTTGTGTTGTAGGTGCTGTGATGTATTAGCTTTCCATCGCGGGCTTTCAAGGCGTACCCGTTCGCCCAGTTCCGCGCCATTGCAGGGGGGTTGAAACTCTTAAACGTAATGAACCAATCGCCGCCGCGCAGGCAGGATTGCTCCACATTTCGGATTTGCTCTTCACCGTCAAACTGGTCAAGCTCTTCAAACCAGCAGATGCCAATATAACCAAACGGCACTTTGATTGACTTTACCTTGCCGGGGTCATCAACGCCGAAAAAAAGCACCTTTTGCCCAGTTGGCAAATAGGTGCATTCCATCGGGGAGACCGTGCAACGAAAATGGTCGTGCAGACCAAGCTCATTGATAGCCCAGACGATTTGCGCATAAACGCTCGTCCGCAGCGTGTTGCCGACTTTGCGGAACACTGCTGCATGGCATTGCGGATGCTTTATGAGCTGCAAAATCAGTTCTATGCTTATATAGCTTGATTTGGTAGAGCCGCGCCCGCCCTTGGCGACAAGCTCTTTTACATTGCCTGCCTTTATTTCGCGGTGGACTCCCCAAAAGCAAGGGGAAACTATATTTGACAATTTACAAGTCATCTACAATTTGCACCCCACCATCCTCTTTCTGTTCAGGCGTATCGCTCTGCCCCAGATACTGTTTGCCGAGCCAAATTGCCATATTTGCGTTTTTTTGGGCAAGCGCAAATTGATACCGACGCAGAGAACATTTCCCCTTCCCTCGCTTTTGCTTAAAAACTACGGAAAAACTATCCTTGTATGTCCTTTTGCACCACGCATCAATCGTTTTGTCCGTTACGCCAAAGAAATCGCATATATCTTCTTTTGTACACTGTAACCCGCATAGGTTTTCAAAGTGGTTTTGGTCTATCTCTTTTCGCGGGCGTCCTGTTTTTGCCATAAACGCCCTCCTTTTTCTTTTGGCGTTGAATGAACTTTTGCATGTCTCTCTTTAGGTAAGGGCTGTCTGTCTTTGCGATTATTTTTCGCGCTTCTTTAATTGTCATTTAACAGCACCGCCCTATTCCCCGTCAGGGTTTCCCATCGCTTTACAATCACATCACAGTATCTTGGGTCGAACTCCATTGCATACGCATCCCGACCGTTTTGCTCACACGCAATAACCGTCGTCCCGCTGCCAGCGAACAAATCAAGCACGGCGTCACCGCCTTTAGTGTTGTTTTTGATTTGATAATCGAAAAGCGCCACAGGTTTCATTGTTGGATGTTCTTTATTTTTTGTTGGACGGTCAAATTCCAGCACAGTTGTTTGCTTTCGGTCTGACGCCCACAAATGACCAGCACCAGACTTCCAGCCATAAAGGCACGGCTCATGCTTCCATTGGTAGTCCTGTCTGCCCATCACCATTGCATTTTTTACCCAAATAAGAACCTGCCTGACTTCCCATCCCGCCATCTGGCACGCCATTCTAAAGACATACGCCTTTGAATCTGCGTGCCAGATGTAGAATACAGCCCCCGGCTTCATCACAGAATCAGCAGACGAAAACGCAGATTGCAAAAACGCAATAAACTCATCGTCACTTTTTGCATCGTTTTCGATTTTAAGCGCGTCCTTGGTTTTCCCAGTATAGTCAACCCCATAAGGCGGGTCTGTGAGCAACATGTCTGCAAGACGCCCCCCCATAAGAGCGCTTACATCGTCGCTTTTTGTGCTATCGCCGCACATAAGCCTGTGTCTGCCAAGCTGCCAAATGTCGCCCCGTTTTGTCACTGGATCGGAAACTTCGTCAACCTCTGGAGCTTCATCTTCCTCAACTTCTTCTGTAATGTCATCGGAGATTCCCCAATCAAAATCAAACGCCGACAAATCCAGCTCCGGCAGTTCATCTTTCAGCAGGTCAAAGTCCCAGTCGCTCTCGTTGCTCTTGTTATCCACCAGCCGCAGAGCGTTCACCTGTTCTGGTGTCAAATCGTCCACACAGACACACGGTACTTCTTTGATTCCCAGCTTTTTTGCAGCCAATGCGCGGCAATGCCCGATTACAATAACGTTGTTTTTGTCCACAACAACCGGCTGCACAAACCCATATTGCTTGATGCTTTCGGCAACATTTTTGATTTGCCTTGCATCGTGCTTTTTTGCGTTTTTTGAGTATGGCTGAATTTCTCCCAGAGATTTCATCACAATTTGCATAATATCCTCCTTTATGCAAAACAAAAAGCCCACACAATTTGTGTAGGCTTATATCCCCCCAAACCCCTTCGCGCCGGAGGAAAAGCGCGTTCCCGCCCTACCGGTCTCTGCTATGCCGGTCTCGCCCGTTGCAGCTGCACACCTGCAACGTAATCCAGCGTTATTTATATCCCGTCCGCTGGTCGCGGTTTCTGCTTTGATTAAAAGGAGGGCCACAACGCGCAACGGTGTCAGTAACAGCGTCCGCGCAAGCAGATGTGGGGCAGATTTTTTCAGGCTCTCGAAGTCCCGTTGCGACCTGCCATCGCGCCGCGCTCCTGATCGGCTTGCCGCTTTGCTTACAGCGTTCAGGTTATCTATCGCGTTTTGCCTGCGCCGGGCTTTCACCGGTGGGAGCGACCCAGCACGTGCCCTCAGCCGGACTTGAACCGGCACACCAAGGCTCTTGCCATTGAGCTACAAGGGCATGTGCGGCTTGCCGTTTGCACGACCATTGTCATCATTTGTGAGGTATACCGCACACTCTCACACAGACAGGTTGCGACCCTGCCGTCTGGCACGGGTGGAAGGTCTTGACCCCTCATCTTGCGGTTTTGGAGACCGCCGTTCTGCATTGAACTACGCCCGCACAAGGCCCCGCATGTTACGCACTGTCAGTAGGCTTGCGGGGGTTGCCTATCTGGCTACCCCGGCAAGCGTACCTGACGGGTAACCCCGGTCAAGCGTACCTGCCGGGTATATAGCCAGAGTCATCGGCGTTGGTACTACACACAGGTCTTGCACCTTTGCCGCGCCGTTGCTTCGGAACGCGGTGCCCTTATTCTTTACAAATAGAATCGGCTATGTAGCATATAAAATGCCGGTCTTTCCCGGCTGCCAGCTATGAGAATAGGAGAATTGAAATAGTAAAGAAAAGAGGTTTTAGCAATGTCGTAGGCTGTCCCGTTCCTACATCATCCAGCATATCTATAATAGCAGGTTAAAAGTGAACTGGAGTGCACAGATTTTCAATTGCAGCGCGGTGTAATTTTTTTGCCCATCGCTCGGAAATATTTAGATTTATAGCAATCTTCCACCAATACGGTGTGCCGACAATATACCGCTCCCGCAAAACATCCCGCTGCATTTGGTCTTGCACAGAGTTTATTGCGGTTTCAATTTCTTCCCGTTGCATCTCGGTGTCAATAATCTGCTTGTATAGAGCTTCTTGACGCTCCATGATTCTGCAAACAGCATCCTCGATTTTATTTTTACCGCCAGCAGATACCACAACGGGGGACAATGCTTTCGTGGTCGCTGTTGCCCGTTCACGTTCGCTCTGTATCTGCTGGCGCAGCTGCCGTTCATAATTCCTGCTGCGTTGGTATCTCCATAGCCACGTTTTCTTTTGGTTGAATTCTTCTCGGGTCATTGTATCTCCTTTCTTCCACTTTCATGCAGCGCGGCAACGTGCAAATATTGCCATTCTTCCACTCGCATGTCGCGCAAAGATGCTCGCGGGCGTATTCATCAACTAGTTGCTGTTTTGTCATGGGGTCACCTCCGGGGGTTCGGGGAGCGGCAGTTCTGTCCATTTGAGGACTTTTGTGCTAGTTCCACGCGTAGGCTCACCGCCCCATTGACCATTGAAAAAATGTCCACGATCAATTGTACGGTACATGCAGTAGTAGTTACCATAACGGAAGTATTCGTAGTAGCACAGGTATTCGCCATTTTCTTTAGGCGGGTCATTCTGTGCATCGTGCCAAACGGTCGTTTTAGACTCCTCTTTATATGGTTTAACCTGATATACAGCAGCAAGAGCATCAAGAACCAGCGCGCCAACTGGCGTATTTGATTTAAAAGGCAAATGCTCGCTAATGCACTTCTGTCTGATTGCTTTTAACGCATCGCCGCGCAAAATCAAATCATTGTTGTCATATTCTCCATTTATCATTTTATCTTTTGCCTTTTGGATAGCTTCAGCAATCCTATCTCCATCAAGTACAATGTTTTTCATCTGTGTTCACCATCCTTGCGCCGCAGAACATACAATACTTCATACGGCTCGCGCTAGTTCTCCACTCTGTCTCGTGACAAGCAGAACATTCATACTCATTTTCTCCGCAAACATATCCTCGTTTTATCCAATGCGCCGTAGGCCGCAGGGATTCTGGGTCGATGGTCGGCATAATGTCAATGTCGGAAACTCCGACCACGTCAAAATCGCCGCAGTCCGGTATGTCGGCAAAACAGACCTTCTCGGCGCGTTTCTTTAATTCATCTGCATCAATCAGTCGCATTGGTATCCCTCACTTTTTCAAAATAGAATTTGATTGCTTTCGGATTTTCCAGCACATTGCCGTAAACGACGCCGACCTTGTAAGTGTAGTTCTCTTGCAGTTTTCGCGGAATCTCTGCAATGTATCGTCTGAATGTTTCAAGGTCGTGGGCGCGTTTGTAATGGTTGCACATACGGCAGGACGGCATAAGGTTTTCAATGTCGTCCGTGCCAGAATCCTCTGGGTTCCACGCCCTCTGCGGCTTGAAGTGGTCTACCTGCATATCATTGTAGGCAATGTGACGTCCACAGTAAGCGCAATGACCGTCAAATTTCTTGTACACCGCAACGCGGGTCTTTTTACTGATTGCCATTTATTCATCCTCGCTGCATGTCGTGATTTTATTGCGGATTGCTTCTTGAAGTTGTGTCATTCTGATACCTCCTCATTCCAGTAGTCATCACGGCACCTATCACAACGGCAAGTGATACTCAAATAACCGTACTTGGCGCATTGCAATGGTTTCAAGGTTTTGTCTAATGAGCAAGGCAACAAACGAGTGATGTTTCCTAAATACGCATTCGGGAACATTTTTTGAAATTCACTTTTTCGTGTTTTTACGGGGTTGTCTTTCGCCCATTGTTCGACTTTTGAAACTGTTTCCTCAATGCTTTTAATCGAATCGTCGTCAAACCCAACCATGCAGCACCCTTCTTTCGCAACAGGGCATATATTGCAACCTTGATTTTTACATAACCTGTTTACCGTCTTGAAAAATTCAACTGCTTCCATTACAATACCTCCAATCTCAAAATTTCATCCCAAGTGATTTTGTCATACCCGCGCTGCACATACTGGCCGTAGGAGATGCCCAGCGCTGCGGCTTCTCTTACGCATTGTTCAATGGATTTGATGCGAGGTTTCAGTGCAGCCTTTTTATCCGGCTTTTTTGCCTGCATTGCAGAAATAACGCCTTGCTGCTGCGCTTTCTTTTTCTCGCAGTTCTGCTTTGCCTTTTGCCTTGCTTTTTCTTTTATGCAAGTATCACAGAACCGCTTGCATGGCTGCACGTCCCACATTATCTTGCCGCATTTCTCGCAGAATTTAGATACTGTCATAGCTTTAAATCATCATCCTTTGTGACTTCCATTTCTGTCCCGTCTGGAAATTTCCGCGTGCGTTTAAACTCCGCAAAATGAATGCACTGATTCATAATGTCCTCGCGCTTAATGTCCAATGCGGCGAGCATTTCAAGCGTTGAAAAGCCTTCCACCTCGGTCTTGATTTCCATCTGCTCATCATAAGCAGTGCAGATAATGCTAAATCTTTTCATAACGGCTCCTCCGTCTTTTTGGCATCAATGCCGATGCCCTGTAGTGTTACCTGTGCCCAGAGGTCTGCAAGCTGGTCGTTGCGGTACTCATTGTATTTGTCGGCCACCGGGCCGGTCATGTAATTCTGGATTCTGACTAAGGTCCTGGGCGACAGGCCGGCCTGATAGCAGGCCAGCAGGCATAGATATGTCGCCCGCGTGGCAATGTCGTTGCGCTCTTTCATTACCGCTTCATAGGCGCGGGATTGAATGTCCTTAATTTTTTCTTCGGCATATTCGTCAACGGCTTTCTGCAATGCCGGGGCAGGGTGTAATCTTGCTTTCACGTCTTTCAACTCTTTCCTGTTTTATATAATCCGTATTTTCTGACATCGCGGCGGATTTTAATTCCGCGCTCTGCATCTGCCGCGTCCGCTGCAGCATCTGCAAGCCGCTGTGCGCGGATTTTTTCAAACATGGCAGCATACTCGCCGTAGCGATTGCAAGCGCTGTGGCAGTGCGCATGGCGGGCTTGGCAGTCTTTACAGGGGCTTGTCATGTTTCCGCCCCCACTTCATCAATCGTAAGATTGACGCGATAGGTTCCTTTGAGCACGGATACAAGAGCGGATAAAACATCGCCGCTGTAAACGCCCTCAAAATGCAGATGCGTTCCGAACGGCGCATTGCATGTGTTTTGTTTGCAATCATTGCTTTTTGCTTTTTCCATCATTGGCACCTCACAATGCTTGAAATATCGTTCAATTTTTTCAACGTTTTCGTCATTTGGTACGGCTTGCCCATGTATCCACTTATATATACTGCTTTGGCTACACATAATTTGTTCTGCCATTTTTTCATACGATAATCTTTTTAATTCCATTTCATTTTTCACTTTTTCAATAATGGAATTAACGTAATCACGTTGATATTTTGACGTTTCTAGTCCAGAATCTTTAAAGAGCCATTTTTCGCTTACGCCAAGTGCTTTTGCCAACGGAGAAACGTATTTGCTGCTAATCGCGCTTCTGTTTCTAATCGAGTATGAAACATAATCTGTATTTGCACCGATTTCAAATGAAATTGCGTTCCGCGTTTTTCCGCTGTTTTTTACGGCCCATTCAAGACGTGCCCAAAAATCTGGCAGGTCTGGCAGCTCTTGTGATTCCTGCTTAGTTGGGGCAGGCGGTTCCGGCGCTGCCTTTTGCTGCATGCCAAGCAGCCAGCCTACTGTGACGTTCATCGAGGATGCCCCGGCAATACGGTTGGCATTGTAGGCGCTGAGGGTCTTAGCCTTGCCTGTGCAGAGCTGGTTCAGGTAGGTGGCGCTGACACCGCAGCGCTGCGAAAACTGGTTGGCGGTCATAGCGCCCATTGCATACTTTACGCGACCGCCAACACTGGGCAGGTTTGGCAGTGCAATTACCTCGCAGGGGCCGTCTTTGGCGTGGTTTTCGGCCTCAGATGCCATTTTTGCGGCGGAGATCGGTGTGCGGTGCGCCGCCATATTTTTCTGCTGCTGCGACTGATAATAGTCGTATCGTTCATCTGTCATTTTGGTGGTTCCTCCTGTTCTTCAATAAAAATTTCTGTGCGTGGATTGGCTTTGTCGTACAGTACGCGGGAACCGTCCACGCTGGCGATGATGGTGTTATTGTCGTCTGCAAGGATTTTGGCGGCTACAAGCGTGTCATGGCAGGCTTCGAGCAAGTTCGTCAGATCTACGCGTCGGCGGGTCGGCATATAGAATACTGTGGCGACGCGGTAGCGTCCTGTCAACGGGGCTTTTGGCTTTGGGGTAAGATACCACATGGCGGCCTGTTCGTACTTCTTATACTGCCTGCTGGGGGCGATGAACGGTTTTCCGGTGCGGTGGTTGGTAAGTATCTGCTGGGAGTTCTTCTTGGTGATAGGGGGCAGGGAGATTATGTATTTTTGTATCACGGTACAATCTCCTTTACTTTCGCGTAGTACTTCTCGCTGTACCAGATATCCGGCAGGCGGGGATTTTGGATAAAGCCCGCCTTTTTCAGTTCCTTTTCGGCAGCGCCGATGGTGGTGTAGGTCTGGTGAGAGTGGCGGATGTCACCGGTAGAGCGGGAGTAAGTGATGATTTCAATGCGTTTCATCATTCCCACCCCGCGTAGGCGAAACTGCCTGCTTTTTGTGCTGCATCATACCTGTCAATTTGGCGTTGGCAGAAAGCGGCATCAAGGATGCCGCACTCGGCTAGGTCTGCGTACATTTTGGCATCCCACTTTGTCATCGGTGGGCGAATCTCATTGCACCAGGTAATCAGTTCAGCAGGAGAGGACGGTGGGAAGATTTGCCCAGCGCGAACTTTTCTGTCGATGGCCTCTTTTTGGAGTTTTACGGGCACATCCTGCAAATCTTTCTCCCACACGGCGATCATGGAGCGCTTTTGTGCGGGCGTTTTGCCGTTGCCAAAGTTCGGCCATACGGCGGCGATATAACCCATGATGTAGTGCAGGCCATTCTCGACGGGCTGCGCCTGCTGCGTAAGATCTGTGTTTGATACGGTCATTGACCTGTCAGCCAATCGAAATCCCTCCCATCTTGGCGGTGGGGCGTAGCTGGCGCTTGCTCATCGTGTACAGGGTAAAACGCCTGCCAACCTTTACGGATGACCTCCCGCATGTAGTCTTGCAGTGAAAGGTTGCTTTGTGCTGCCATCTCGGACAGCTTTTCCAGGTTTTTGCCGATCGCTCCCTCGGTTTCCGGGGCGCGTTTTTTCTTGCGGTTTTCAAGCCATTCAAGCAGCAATCCACGCAGTTCTTCGTCTTGCGTAAAATTTTCGATGTATGATTTTGCGGAGAACGAAGTAGCACGTTTCGCGCGTGTTGCAGCGCTTTTAGCGCTGCTGGATATATCTTGAGTATCGTTAGATACGAAAGATATATCTTTTTCTTCTTTCTTCTTTCTTTTTTCTTGGGGTGCATTTGGTGGCATTTGGTGGCATTTGGTAGCATTTGCTTGCTCACCATTGCTTTTTAACTTCACGCACTTGGCGTTGTATCGTTCTTTTGCTGTATCAATGTCGATTGAAATGAAGTCGAACGCCATCCCCTCACGTCCATTGAGTTGCGTCTTTTCTCCCGTTGCGCTGTAAGTCATAAGCGCACGGAACAGCCGACCTAGCTCGCTATCTGATAGGTTTCGGGTTTTAGTCAAGTAATCGTTGTAACAGCAAAAATATTCCATTGCCACCGGCTACACCTCCAAGTAATACTCGGCATAGCTGACTTTTTCGCCGTAGCGGTTTTTGCTGCTTGCCGTTCGCTTTTGGATGGGTACGCCGCGCTTTTTCAGATCATTGATGCGGGAAGCAAGGCGGTAGATGCCGTATTCCTGCATGGCCTGTGCAGCGGTCAAGCTGCCGCCGCTCTCTAAGTGGCGAAGGATTCTGTCACATTGTGTCATGGTGCATCACCTGCCTTTCTCTCAAAAAGGGAGGTCGCCCTCGTCATCGTCAATCAGGGCGTAGTCTGTATCGGGTTCGCTCTGCGTGCGCTGTGAGTGGGCTGCGGGGCGCTGTGCAGCGTTCTGCGGGGTGGGGCTAGTACTTTCCTTACTGCCGCAGAAATTCGCGTTCTGGGCCACGATTTCGGTCGCTGTGCGGTTCTGGCCGTTCTTGTCCTGATACTGGCGGGTCTGTAAGCGGCCATCAATGGCGATCAGCGCACCTTTGGGGAAGTATTTGCAGACAAACTCTGCGGTTTTGCCCCAGGCAGTAACGTTCAGCCAGTTTGTCTGGCTCTGGCCGCTGGCATCCTTATAGCCGGAATCGTTGGCGATGCGGAAAGAGCAGACGGATTTACCGCTGTTCGTGGTTTTGAGTTCCGGCGATGCAGCGAGTCTTCCGATAATAGCAACAACATTAAGCATAAATTAGTCCTCCGTAATATCGAGATAGTTTTTGTAAAAGCGGCGGCGAAAATCTGCAACCGTCCAGTGGTAGTAGGCCATTGCATGGCGTTGGCCATCTTGTTCAAGCCACAGCCGCGTAGCGGCACAGTTATGTACAGCATCAGGCGCGTTTCTATGGCAATCTGCACACAGAGGAACCCAAAGCCCGTATTGCTTGCTTTTATCGCGGCGGCCATTGTATTTGCTTCCGCTGCCAAAAAAGATTTCATGACGCTCGGTCGGTTTCCATTGCTGGCATTTGTAGCATTTAAACCCATCAATTGGCATAATAGATGGCGCATAACCGTTTCGGTCAAGCTGAACGCCGTATTCATTGCGTGTCGGTCGGCGCATCGTCTGTCAGTCCTTTCAGTTTTGCGATTTCTTCCGGGGTCATGGTGGGGATGCCTTGCTGCTGGCATTCCTGCACGATCAGCTCAATCAGGCGGTGCATCTGGGATGTATCAAACACGCTGGAACCGTACCAGCATTGCAGGGTGTAGAACGCGCCCTGCGGGGTTGCCATTTCGTCCAACTTATGCACCTGCCAGCCATCGCCTTTTGCTTCCCAGCCTACCTTAAACGCCTTAGCGGCGGTGGCTAAAATGGTGATAATAGCAGAGCTGCCGCCGATGTCGCGTATCAAATCGCGGTATATGTCCAGTACAGGGCGGTTGATTTTGGCGGCAAGATGATTCATGAGCGTCCAAGCATAAGCGTTGGCAGACAGGCTGCGCTTTTGCGTGGCCGTGCCGATGACGGCGGCAAGGGGCTTGTTTTCGTCGATGACAGCGCGGACTTTATCGCAATCAGCCGGGGAACATTCCAGCGTGATTGTGTTGCCGATAACAACGGCCTGCTTGATGTAGATTTGTTGCTTCATTTTCTGTGTTCAAACTCCTTTGCAACGCTTCTCCAATCATCATCGGTGAAGTCCTTAAACAACTTGCCAATAAAGGTCTTTGCTTCTGTTTGGACTGTCTTTTTGTCCTTACCAGTTCGCTGTGCATATCCTGCCAGCGCAGTTGTTGCCATGTCCTTTACGACCTGTGTGGTAACTTCTGGCGATGCTGTGACCGGCTGGGGTTCTTCTTCATAGCGCTCTTTAAATTCATCCGCTTCACTGTCGGAATAGATTCCGTCAAACGCAAGTTTGCAGATTTTTAAAACAACACGGTCAAACAAACGTTTGTATGCCATTGCATAAGGGTACGCATTCTTGCAATTTTGTGCAGATGCCTCGCCGACCTCGTATAAGCCTTGTTCCCTGTTGACATAAGTAAAGACAAGAGAGTTTCTGTATCCGGTTTTGTCAACGGAAACGCAATCCGGATTAAACTTGTCTTTTTCGGGAAGATTATCATTGATTTTCAGACAAGCATTGTGGCTTATTATCAAGCCCGCGTACATCATCTTTCCGTAGTTGGTTTCGTTCTTAAGAATCCAAAAATCGGATTCCTTGAGATATTTTCGTTCTTCGAGAGCCTTTAATGCTTTGTCTCGGCTGGCAATATATTTGGCGCTCTGAGTCACTGGAATTTCTTGTCGAGATTTAAACGAAAGTTCTTTCTGCTTTTCGCCGAACATCAGATAGCTTCTCCTTTCGGGTCGGGGGTTGTCAAGTGGATGCGGTAGCACTCCGGCGGGCAGGTGTGCTCCAACGGTACAGGGCGGACGATGGGAACCTCGATTTTCAGCCCTGCGTAAGGTGTATTAAGGGATACGTAACGCTTCTTCGACGTGCCATAAACGCGGCTGCCGGTAAAAGATGCGATGGCGTACAGGTCGTTGGGGTAGTAAGCGGAAACGATGCCGTTGTTGTTGCATGCAAAAAACCGCGCTTCGGGCTGTTTAAGTGCCTTTGCGGCTGCCGCAGCAGCGGAAAGTTGTTCAAATAAATTCATTGGGTTCCTCCTGTTCGTTCTGCCATTCCCAGGCATTGACTTCTATAATGCAGTTCTCGCAGCCGATAATCTCATTGCCCTGACGGTACAGGGTTTCACATTCATCGCCGCAGATTGGGCAGATGGGGCAGTTATCATCAGATGGTGGAAATGGGTTATCTTGATGGCCATAAAAGCTGGTCATTCTGCGGCCTCCTGTCTTCCTTCATCATCAGAAAAATGCAGCTCCATCAAGTCAGCAATCGCAAGGTACTCTTTGGCGTATTTGCTGTCTCCGTGGGTTTTCTTGACAATCTCGCGGAACTCCGCTAAATCGCCATAAAAGCAACCGCACTGCACGCGGAGAATTTTATCCTTGCAGCGAAAAAATGTGGTCGCGCGAAAATATCGGCCAAAGCCTTCAACGACGGCGTAGTCCGCATTGCCGAAGACCGACGCATTGCCGGAGACCTGCGCATTGCCGGAGATTCGCGCATCGTCGGAGATTCGCGCATCGTCGGAGACCCGCGCATTGCCGGAGACCTGCGCATTGCCGGAGATTCGCGCATCGTCGTAGACCCACGCATTGCCGTAGACCGACGCATTGCCGGAGACCTGCGCATTGCCGGAGACCAACGCATTGCCGTAGACCTGCGCATTGCCGTAGACCCACGCATTGCCGTAGACCGACTCATTGCCGGAGATTCGCGCATCGTCGTAGACCCACGCATTGCCGTAGACCGACGCATTGCCGGAGACCTGCGCATTGCCGGAGACCAACGCATTGCCGTAGACCTGCGCATTGCCGTAGACCCACGCATTGCCGTAGACCGACTCATTGCCGGAGATTCGCGCATCGTCGTAGACCCACGCATTGCCGTAGACCGACGCATTGCCGGAGACCTGCGCATTGCCGGAGACCAACGCATTGCCGTAGACCTGCGCATTGCCGTAGACCCACGCATTGCCGTAGACCGACTCATTGCCGGAGATTCGCGCATCGTCGTAGACCCACGCATTGCCGTAGACCGACGCATTGCCGTAGACCTGCGCATTGTCGTAGACCAACGCATTGCCGGAGACCTGCGCATTGCCGGAGATTCGCGCATCGTCGGAGACCGACGCATTGCCGAAGACCGACGCATTGCCGTAGACCTGCGCATTGCCGGAGATTCGCGCATCGTCGGAGACCGACGCATTGCCGAAGACCGACGCATTGCCGTAGACCTGCGCATTGCCGGAGATTCGCGCATCGTCGGAGACCGACGCATTGCCGAAGACCGACGCATTGCCGTAGACCTGCGCATTGCCGGAGATTCGCGCATCGTCGGAGATTCGCGCATCGTCGGAGACCCGCGCATTGCCGGAGACCCACGCATTGTCATCGTTGGAGAGGTTTTCTTCCTTTTCCACAAAGCCCCCAAGTTCGCCAGCTCTTATGGTACCGAAATCGACAATAGCCTTGATGCGGAACAGCTTATTACCGAAAGCGTTTGTTATAAATTCATCGGTGAGTTCAAATTTCTTCACGGCGGGATTCCTCCTTAAAATACAGTCCGCACAGCGGATTCAGGGCCAGCAGTGCGAGGATGGTTACTGGAATGTTCAGGCTGCCGAGCGCGGCCAGAAGCAGCACCAAATCTGCGGTGATTGCCAGCTTGACGGCAGCACTGGTAAGTGATAGAATATAGTTAGAGCTTTTTGCGATGCTCTGTTCGTTCTGCCGTTTCTGTGTGCCAGCACAGGGGCGGTGTTTTTTTGTTGCTGTCGCCATCATTCTTTTACTTCCTCCCATTCAAAGCGGCCCTTGCCGGAGTTGCGCCACTGGCCCAAGCCGCGCTTTGCGCCGTAGTCCAAACATTCGCGTACCATATCTTCCAGCTTTTCATCCAGGCATTCGATTTCAAATTCTGCGGTTGCTCCGGCGGGCACGCTCTCGCTCTTGGAGATGCTGACGCGTTCGCCCATCGGGGTCTGGGCACGCAGGGGGCGCTCACAGTAGTCCATCTTCATGCCATGCAGGTCGTAGGGAATCTCGCGCGGGGTAACAAAAATAAGGCCATCAATAGCCTGCTTGTATGCCTTAATGGCTGCGCAAGCCTTGCCGCCTGCATAGCCAGCCTTGCCCGCTTTGGCAAGCATTTTGCAGCTGTCCTTAAGCATGCCCTTTACCTGATAGTCATACAGGAACGGTGTGCCGTCGGCGGTTTTGGGAAAGACGGTGACGCGGTCTTCGGCGTTCTGGGCCTTGATGTTGTCCACTTCTTCGGCGGTAAGGTCGCCGGTGGGGGCCTTGCTGGCAATGTAGGTTGCGAGAAGTTCTTCATTGCTGGGGGATGAACCGAGAACTTCTTCTAAAAGGGTGATTTTTACTTTCATGGTGGTTGTCTCCTTTTTAAATAAAATCGGTTGCTTTTCTGCGCCTATGCCGATCTATGCAATGCCTACGCGATGCGGTGCTCCGCCATGCCGTTGCGGTGCCAGTCGTCGCGTGGCCTCGCCATTCCGTTGCTGAACTAAGCAATGCCGTTGCTTTGCACCTCTATTCACTGTGTCGCCTTGCCTTCGCGTCGAATCTCAATGCTATGCCTTTGCGGTGCAATTCTACGCCCTGCTCTGCCACTGCTGTGCTCTGCGTAGCTGTGCGTAGCTGTGCCTTTGCGGCTCCATACATCTCTTTGCCATTGCAAAACAATGCTAAACGGTGCTTTTCCGATGCAAATCCATTCCTTTCCAAGCTGCGCATCGCCATTGCCTTTCACAGCTCTGCCATTGCATGGGCAAGCATGGCTTTTCCTTTGCCCCGCCTTTCAAAGCAATTCCTACGCTTTTTTGAGGAGGTCAGCGGCAAGCTGCAGCGCGTCGGCCAGCTGTTCGCGGTCGGATTTGGGCTTGACTGGGGTTGACCGGCGGACTGCGGCGGCGGGGAAGTAGGCGGCAAATTCGTCAAGCGTGATGCCTAGCGCGGCACATACTTTGCAAACCTCCGGCCACGTCCATGGAATTTTACCGGTGTATTTTCTCCCAACAGAATTTCCACTCAATTTCAGTTCTTCTGCCAGTTTTTCCCGGTTGTAACCTTTACTTTTGAGAAGCGCTTTAAAAGCAAGGTTTGTCATGTTCATCATCTCCTTGTAACACATATCAAGAAGTTGTATACTGTGCGAAAGGGGGAAAATAGTATGGATTTAAAAATTCCAGATTTTACAAAAGACATTGACTTTGAAAGCACTCCGCTGAAAAATATTGAAAAAGCATCAACGGAAATTGCCGTACAAGCCAAACGCCTTGCAGAGTTAGCGGAGCGCCGTGCTCAAAAAGCTGAGCAGGATGCAAAAGATGCCGATGCCAGTGCAAAGCGTGCAAACGCTATTGCCATTGTATCGGTAATAATCGCTGCAATTTCTCTTTTCGGCGAAGCGCTCGGCCTTTTCCCGCTCTCTTTTTAACCAGTGTTCAAAGTAGAGCGTAAAAACCAGATTGCATATCGCACCGCCCAGCACAGCGCCCTTGATAGCAATTGTGACAAACAGTTTAGGTGTCATTGGGTTGCTCCTTTTTATAAAGCATTCAAGCACAGCAGTCGGAACGTCTCACGGCCTTTAGGCGTGATAAGTGTCTGTGTGCCGCTCCACTTGGTTTTCTCGTTAAAGCACTCTTTAACCTCAAACAATCCGTTGTTTTTATCGGCGTATGGCATCAGCTTTGCTTTTTTATCTCTGTAGATGTATTTCTTTTCCATCAAAAAAGAGATAAACTTTTTCTCTTCAACTCCAAGTTGTTTTGCCGTCTCCCGAAAGCTTGTCAGCAAATTACGGTCTACAAGTTCGTCAAAATATTCAGCTTTAGGCTGCATAATAGCATTCTGAACTGTAAGTTCCGAAATCCGAGCATCCCGTTCTGCAAGCGTTTTGTTGGCAACAAGCAGTGCTTTAGCCATAAGCTCAGATGGCGTAAGCTGTTCCTGCCCGGCGATGTAACCACCGTTTTTGCGGATACTGGGCAAGACTTCACTGGTGACCCATTTGCGGAAAGGCTTTGCCTCTGGCTTGTCACTACGCAGGATGACGTTGTACAGGCCGGATTCGTTGATAACGGTAGTCTCCTGCTGGCGGCCCATGCTGTCGGTGAGGTCAGTCAGGATTACCTCATCCGCATCAAGCCGCTGCGCCGTCATTTTGTGGTTGGAGATCCCCAGCACCGCGCACACGTCTTTGAGGGCGAACCACGGTTCGCCGTTCAACTCAACCGTGCGTACATCGTTGTTTTCGTACTTAAAAATCTGAATGTTGTTCATTCGCTCACTCCTTTCTTTCCGCAATCAGTTCACTTACAGCCGCGGTTCATCATGTACTTTGCAAAAGCAATGACAATGCGGGCGGTCAGGCAGACCCAGAATAGAACCCAGTAGGTAGTACCCATATTGAGCTGCTGACCAATCATGTAAAGAAAAATGTAGATAAGCATCGGTTATTCCTTTCTTTCTAGTTATCGGCTAGCAAGTAATCAATCGGCACGCCGAAATAGTCAGCCACTTTCTTTAGCGTCGTGATGCTGGGGCCGTAAGGCGATTTCTCCCACTTGCCAAGTGCGCCGTTTGAGATTCCGGCGCGTTCCTCAAGGATTGTGCGAGAAATATTGTTTTTTCGGCACAGCGCATCAATTTTCGAAATATTCACCTAGCAAAAGCTCCTTTCTAGTTGACTATTGCTAGAAAATATGCTACTATGAACTTGCGAGATTTATAACAGCATATTTTTAGCTAGTCCGCTGAATTTTAGGGGGCTTGGTTCTTTTTTGCCCTCTGTGCTATCTATTATACTAGCATTTATGCTAGATGTAAATAGTTTTCTAGCATTTTCTAGCGAATTGGCAATATGCACAAAGAAATGGTGTGATTTGTGTGCGATACGTTGAAAAAGCCAAGAAAATAGCAAAGAAAAAAGGAATTGCCTTCACGCATATTAGTACAGAGCTTGGGAAAAGTCGTGGCTATTTGTCTGAAATGCTAGCAAACGGGCGCGATTTGCCAGAGCATATGCTAGCCGATGTTGCTAGTTTGCTAGGAGTCACCGTTGACGAATTGCGCGGGGATACCGAAAACGAAAAAAAGCCCCTCGCGCAAGGCGAGGGGCGTAGGGAAAGACTTTCTAAGCTGTCTTATGAAGATCTCTTGCTTTTACAGGAAGATGTTATAGCCGAGTTGAGAGAACGGGGGCAAAAATGAGCTTTGATGAAATTGCCCTCAGTCAAAAAGAACTGTCCGCCCTCAAACAAATTAACAAGGGCAGGAAATCGAAAAAGCCTATCGGTACAATATACAATGCCGACAACGAAAACGATGTTGAAATTTACTCTAGGCTTTCCCATTGCAACCTTGTAAATATATACGCATATAAAGGGAATACGCGGAGGGTCATTATAACAGATACAGGGAAGGATTACCTGCAATACAGAAAATTGGATTTTTATCGGTTTTGTTCGAGGTCGATTTGTGTCCCGATAGGCGTATCGATTGTAACAACACTTGTAACAAATTTTATTGCAGCAATGTTTTTATAAAATATGTAAAGCTAGCATTGCTAAACTGGTCAATACGGATGCGACTACGCACAATGGGATTTCTACAACTAATATAAATAGCACCTCGTGCTTTTTCTCAAATCGACTTAGTTTATAGGTGCTGTTAAGAATCACACATTCCACAAGAAGGAAAAAATCAGCTATCTTTTTCATTTCTATTCACCTCGTATTTTTTAATTAGTTTTTCCTGCACTTCATACGGCAATTTTATAATATCCTTGATAATAATCTCTATCAATTCTTCTTTTTCCATAATTCTCCTCCAATTTTAAGCAGGGATGTGATATCGTGGGATTTTTTGACTTTTTGAAACAGGAACCGCAAAAGCCTGTTCCCGTTAAGCAACCGAAAAGGATTGAAGATGTCGTGTCTGACGATCCGGAAATCAGGAGGCTACAGCGTGAGCTAAAATCGCAGGACGAACAGCTTGAAAAGATAAAACGCGCTGAATCTTATTTTAAGGAAACCGGCGATATTGATTTTTTGATTAAATTTTGGGAGGGCATCTGGAAAAGCGGCGGGCTGCTGTTCAGCGGTTCAAAATGGACATTCCGGCTCCCAGATTTGTATATAAAAATTGGCGAGTATGATAAGGCTCTCACCATCCTAAAAAAGATAAAAAATCCTTACTACATTGAAAAGAGAGATTCTTATATCAATCGCGTAAAAACGCTCAAAAGCAGGAAGAAGAAGTTGTGAATACAACTATAATACAATTAGCAGTTGTATTCAAGTGCTTTTACAAAAATACTCATTTGTCAAGTCTTAACTGTCCTATATATCGGATTTCCAGCACTTGACAACAACTTTTTTTGTCGCTTCCGCCCATGATGGGACGGCGGCTTGTTTACCAGCCTTTCCATTTGTCTGCCCCCTTTAACCAAAATTGTACTGCATCCACAATATGCTTTTTGTCAAAGGCTGTAAATGACCAATATCGACAACCATGCCGGATATGATAGATTTAGCAATCGGTCTGGTTTATCCGCTACTAAACAAAAAAGCCCCTGCCGGTGTTCGTACCACCGACAAGGGCAAAGAGCCGTCAACATAAAAAGTTGACGGCATTATTATAACACACACATAAAGGAGCCGCAATATGAAAAGAACAAATACAGCAAAATGGATTGAATCTGCCCAGCGCTGGCAGATAAACGTGCAGAAAGACGGCGTGCGCAAAACCTTTACCAGCGCCAAGCCGGGGCGCACAGGCCAGCGGGAAGCCAACAAAAAAGCAGATGACTGGCTAGAAAACGGCTTGCAAACGCGCGGAAAGACGGTCGAGAGCGCATATAAAGAATACCTTGCGAGAGAATCAAAAATATCAGGCATAAGCAATTTTAGACCAAAGGAAAGCCGCTGGCGCATATGGATTCAGCCGGAAATTGGGCACCGGCGGTTGGAATCGTTGACGCAGCAGCAAGTGCAAACAGTTTTAGACAACGCCAAAGCCGCTGGAAAAAGCCGTAAAACGCTTCAAAATATCTATGGAGACATCACATCGTTTTTTCGGTTTGCACGCAATTCAGGCTATACAACGTTTGTCCCGGATAACTTGAACATTCCCGCTGGAACTCCAAAGCCGCAAAAGAAAATATTGCAGCCAGACGATTTAGCAATTTTATTGTCAAGCGACAAAACCAAGTACATGGGCAAGGAAGCCAAAGACCCTTATATCAACGCATACCGCCTTGCTGTTCTGACCGGGATTCGACCGGGTGAGTTGATTGGCATGCAGTGGGAAGATGTGAAAGAAAACAGAATTTTTCTGCGGCGTGCGATCAACATTTATGGAGAAAAAACAACAGGTAAAAATGACAATGCGGTTAGAGCAATTGAATTGTCCGACATGGCTAAAAGCGTAATAGATGCGCAACGCGAACTTACAAAAAATGGTAATAGTGTTTTTGGCATCTCAGATGAGCACTTGCTCTATAAATGGTGGAGAAAGTATTGCGATTACAACGAAATAAATTATGTTTCTCTTTACGAGCTTCGACACACGTTTGTATCGATTGCAAGCGCACTCCCAGAAGGGCAGCTCAAACAGATTGTTGGGCACAGCAAAAATATGGATACATTTGGCGTGTACGGCCACGCAGTCAACGGCCAGGCCGAAAAAATAGCCTCTGCGATTGACGAAACATTTAAGGATGTGTTAAAAAGTACACACTAAAAGTACACACTTTTTTGGAAAATATATGGTTTGCCAAAAAAATGCAGAACGATAACGCTCCGTATCATCGCCATTTTTTGCTTGTTGAATCGATATGATTCTGTATCTCCGTGGGTTCGACTCCCATCAGCCGCTCTTTTAAAAACACCGTAGATTCGTTAAAATCTACGGTGTTTTCTTTTTCAAGTACACACTTTAGTACACACTTGCCTATTTTCTCTGCAAGCTGTGTACCAAATCGTTATACACTTCCGGCCGTGCTTCTTTCAGCGCATCCATAAACTCATCCAGCACACGCCACACTCGCCCTTCATCAACCTTGCTTACAATTTCCAAAAATTCACTCATCCTGTAAACGCTCCAATTTCCGCATTACGCCATTATAAACTTTAGGGTTTGTTACATACAAGGCCGACATAAGCTCATCCAGCACGTTCAGCGCTGCTGTGGTATCTACGTTTGAAACAGCCCGTAAAAAGTCACTGCCGCCAACAGCAGCCCTTGTAGACGGCTCTGCCGCTTCGTAGTAACGCACAGGCTCTTGCAGTTCTGCTTTTTGTGGGGCAGGGGATACATCTGCAAGCTGCTGATTTTTCACAACATACAGCGCCGCCAAATTTTTAACTCTGGTCATGGTAAGTTCGCTGTTTTCGATTTCGGCTATAGCGCCGTCAATCTCTCGCACGTCCACCATAGCCGCCACCTCCGTTAAGTGTTTTTCAGTTCATCGATGCAATGCTGGATAGTCTCGCGGTCGTATCCATCAACGTTTCGTAGCATGTCTTCCAGCTTTCGCATCATGCTGTCTCGCGCATCGTCTCGGCTGTAATGGCCGCGCACATAATGCGAACCGCGCCGCGCATAGCTGCTGCCGCGTCCATAATTGCCGCGCATGTTGGCGCTCCAATCACCATCCCGGCTGTAGTCTTCATCGCGGCTGTAACCGCTTTCTTCCAGCATTGTGATTTTGTCGATGTTTTTTATAGTGTCGGTCAGCTTGTGAACAGTTTCCAAGTCGCCAGCAGACATTTCGCCTTTTTTGCCGATTTCGTCCAGCTCTGCGCACAGCATGTCCTTCAAATCGTACATAACTTTCATACTCATAATAGCGCTCCTTTCAGCTCACTCTCTCAACCATAAAGTTTGCGTTCGCAAACAAAACGGTTTGTGTGCTTGTATTTTCGGCGGCAACGGTCAGGCAGCAGCCGCGCGGAACTTCAACAAAAGCCGTGACATAAATATTAAAATAGTTTTCTACTGCTGCCGGTGTCACGATTGCAGTCGCACTGTTCAACGGTTCGCCGTTGATGGCAAGCGCCGCAGTAATAGCTTCTACTGTGCCGCCAGTAGGGATAGCAACGTTTGCACCAAATCCCACTTTAAAGCGAGCTTTGCACTGGTTCGTAATGCCGCGCAGCGTAACAATACCGGCGCCCTCTCTGTGTACGACACAGCCCTTACCCGCTACTGCCGTTTCCGTCAGTGGCACGTTCTGGCCTGCTGCCACGCTTACGGTATTGGCGTTTGTAAATTCAGCCATAAAATCATTCCTTTCAAAAAAATAGTGGCGGGACGATTGCCCCGCCACATTTTGCATCATCGGCACGGGGCCGAACATGTCGGCTGTTCCGACAAGTTGCCGTATTCGGTTTTAGCAGCCGCAGCCGTTGCAGCCGCCGCAATTCCCGTACTGATACGGCGCCGGAACCTGGAAAGCCGGAACAGGGCGGGGGTTGTAATAGGCGAGCTGCCCACTCATATAGGCTTTCAGCGTTTCATTCTGCGCAGCCTGACTTGCGGCAAGCTGAGCGGCGAAAATCTGCTGGTTCTGCTCGGCAATCTTGGCGTCTTTGGCCTCAATGCGCTGGGCGGTCATAGCGTCCAAAATCGCTCTCGCATTGGCGTTCTGGTTGTCGATGATGTCGCGCGTGCCGTTGCTGATCGTCTGGCGTGTCTCACAAGCCTGCGTTGCCGAATTGTAATTCACGCCCTGAATCGCCTCGCGGGTCTCGCAGCAGCAGTTGGCCTGCTGCATCTGCATGGCAAAGAGCTGCTGCATAAATGCGGCCTGCTGGTTTGCGCGGCTGATTTCAGCCGACATAAAGCCGTTGCTCATGCCCTGCTGTACGCCGTTGATAAGCTGCGCCTGCTGATAAAAGCCGTCGCACAAGCCATTGTTCACGTTGTCAATTTTGCGCTCAATGTTGGCAAAATCTGACGTAAGAACGTAACCGTCAACCACCCCAGCGCCGTTGCCAGCACCAAAGCCACTATTGCCACCCCAGTTGCCGCCCCAGCCGCAGAAAACAAAGAGGAAGAGAATAATAATATACAACAAACCATCGCCGCCAAAGCCCCAGCCGTTGCCATTGCCCGTATTCGCGGGCTGAACAGGCATTGTCATAACAGTGCCGTCCGAAGAAAGACTCATGTTTAACTCCTTTCAAAAGTTGAATGTATTGTTCACCGTGCGCACGGGTTGAACCTATTTTAAAAAGCTCTGAAATTGCTGCGCCATCGTCTGCAACTGGTAAAGCTGCTGCTGGCTCATCTTCCCGGACTGCAGCAGTTTCTGCACCTCTTGTTTCGGGTCGCCCTGAAAATTCTGCCGAAATTGCTGAAACTGCTGCATCATCTGCTGAAACTGCCCCATCGGGCCGGGCAGCTTACCGCCGCCCAGAGCATTAAACAGTGGATTTGGCATTGTTATCACCCTTCCCCGGCTTATCTGCCGTCAGCGCGTCAAAGCGGGCGCGTAGAGCGTCAAACTCTGCTCGCGTGACAAACTTATCGTCTACTGTTTCGGGCTTCTGCGGGGCTTGTTTGCCGCGCTCTGTGTAGTCAAATACTCGCAGTGGTTGCGGCATCCCGCTTGCATCAGTAGACTTGATGTAGAACACACTGTTTTCGCTGTCCATCAGCAGCACACTGTTTCCAGCCGCCACCATGTAGGCTTTCGCGCCCTCTTCACCCTGCACCCAGATGATAGGCGCGGACTGCTGCGGTTGCTGGTAGTTCTGCCGCAGCTGCGCCAGCTGGTCTGGCATTGCGGACGGCTGCCCCATCGGGTAATATCCCGGCGCAAATCCGGGCTGATACGGTACGCCAAACGCCATAGTCAATCATCCTTTCTGCCAGTAGTACAGCGGCACTTCATCTCCGCTGTCCCATGTATCCAGCCAATCCCCATTCTGCACGCACACAACATGCGTAGCCATTGCCAAAATGTATGTGCCGTCCGGGTGGTCTTTTGCAAACTGCGCCACTGTGTAACAATCCGGGCAGCTGTTTGGCAACGTGTAGCGCTTCCACCCGCATCGGCGCAGATAGCTGCCCCAAACATAGTTTGCAGACGGCATATCATGTAGTTCAAATCCTGCCAACACAAGCGCCGCATATACAGCCGCCCACTCTTGATGCGTGGCGGCCGCAATGGCTCTGACGGTGCAATCGCCAACGCGCTTTTGCTCTGGGTTTAGGTTGATTTGCCTATATGCCATCTGCACCGCTCCTTTTTCCTTAATTGTACAAAAAAAAACGGCACAACGTAGGCCAGTAAAGTGCCAACATTGTGCCGTCTTTGGGACAAAAGAAAAAAGGGCGCGGCCGCAAAAGCAGCCGTGCCCTTTAAATCAGCCTATTTTGTTTTTGATGCTGTGTACGCGCCGTTTTACCGTGCGCTCGCTGCAATTCAGTTCTGCCGCAATATCAGCATTGCGCCAGCCGCGCCGCCGAAGCTGCAAAACGTCCGTTTCTTCATCGGTCAGCAAACCGCCGACAAAATCAAACTTTGGCATGATTACTCATCCTTCTTGTTCTTGCTTTCGGTCTGTGTACCAAAATAAAAAGCCACGACCATTGTCACAATGGTCATGACCGTGTCAGGCTGTAATTTGCTCTGCAATGCCAGCACCGCAAAAACCGCAACCACCACAAGCGTCACAATGGTTTTCACCTTAATCAGCGCCGCAAAATTTTTTAAAAAATCGTTCATGGATTTTACCTCACTTATCCTCAAGGTCGTGTAAACGCTGCTCGTGGTCTGTCAAAATTTTGTCTTGCTCGGTGTTGTGCGCCCACAAGCGGCGATGACTTTCTGTGTTGCCCTTATCGTTGTCCGCCACCTGCTTGATGACGTTATCCAACAGCGTTTTTAACTCCACAATGCTTGTGTTAAGCTTAAGCAGTGGCCCCGTCACGGTGACGATGATCCCCAAAAGGACAACGATGTCTTTTACGATATCCCAATCCGTCATTTTTACGTCTTTCCAGGCTTTATGCCCACTCACTCTTATACAGCCCGGCATCCGCCAGGCCGCGTTCCCTACACAGCAAGTAGATTGCATCCGCATCTCCCTGCGATACCGGCCCAATGGTAATTACTTGTAGCTTGCTTGCAGGCTTGTTCACTGCAGGCAGGGTCTTAACAAAATGGTTGAGGTCGACCGTGCCGGTGATGCCTGCGACGCTGCCCTGCCCGTATTGGTGGATGTAGCGCGGCAGCGTTTTGTCGTAGTTTGTGCGGGTATCGGCCAGCCAACCGATGTAATCTTCACACAGGTAAGCGTAGTCGATGTTCCCGCTTGCAAACGATGTGAATGTGTAAATGCCTGCCGTAAATCCGTGCGCTTTGGCCTTCTCGCAAAATGCCATTGCGATTGCCGTGCGCTGGTCTGTTGTCAGGTTGTCGGCGCGACCATCATGTATGCCGGAATCGGTCGTATGCCCCCATTCGCTATCAAAAAACAGCGGGTAGCCAGCCGGTGCAAGGCTTGCACAAAAGTCTGCCTCCTCCCGGGCTTCATCCACCGTGACCGCCTGTGAGAAGAAGTAAAAGCCGAACAACTTTGCGTTCGCTTTCGCCCCTGCAAGGTTGGCATCGTACTGCTCGTCCTTCATCAGCTTTCCG